ACCTAGGGTTTTTCCCTAGTTTTTCTTCTTATGTTGCGTACATATAACTGATTAGATAGATTATATGCCAGCATATTATTTGAAAGTAAATCTCTACTATTATTATAGTTCTGTTTTATGAGCTGATATACTACAGTGTAATTTAGATATATTTACATTCAATTTTTGAAGTACTTCTATAGTATTTCTCTTAAAGTGTTATTATAAGAGTGTTAATGCTCACGATCTTAATTTCGCGATTTGCGAACGACTTTAGATTTGCCGGAATTCGCTTCATGTTGCTCTTACGAGATCAGCATGTTGTGTCGCCTGTCGAGTTTTGTTTATTTTACTTTTCATAAGAGTGTTAATGCTCACGATCTTGTAATTTGAAAATATTCACAAAATTTTTATTAGTTTTACTTATCATAAGAGTGTTAATGCTCACGATCTTGATAGAGAAAAATTTCTACTCCTCCTTTTCCCCCAACCTTTTATTTATTTATTTATTTATGGATACAATCCAATTATTATTTATTGTCCCCTTATTTAAATTTACTTCACAGATTTAATTTTTAGTTTTATTTATTAGTACTGGTACTGAGGTACAAAGGAAAGTTAAATATTCTATTAAAATTAAATATAAAAACAAATAAAAATTAAAATACCTCGATATAAAATTCACAAAAATAGATACTGGTTTAACCAAATGTTTATGTTTGCTCCGGTTCCACGCTAGTGTTATAGTGCTTTGGAAAGTTCCACGTAGAGATCTAGTAGATCGCGCTGTAAAGGCAACCCCCTTCTTCGGAAAAACTTTAAAAATAATGAAAACAATGAATAGTACAAACGAAGAATATTACAATGATCTAGCTACTGGTTTTAACGCGGCCAGTAGCCTGCACCCATTTATGCGTGAAGCTCAAACAATTTCTACAGTAACCTCTGTTCTTCCTAATCTTTCCACTTGGAAACAAAGAATGGATGAAATTTGTAACTTGACATCTTTATACATCAATGATTGTAATCAATTATTTCCTTTACCACCCGTTAAAACATTTAACCCCACTGCTTCTGGTTCTCGAACCATTACTATTTTTCAGAAATATTCCTCTCTTATAGGAGATAATTTTGATTGTAAAGGTAGAGATCCCAATGAAGTGCATAACCTTGCATTTCCTCCCCATCCTACATGCAACTATATAGCTAATGCTAATATTAAGTTTTATGTGGAGAAAAATAACCAAAGTTTTCGAAAAGCAGTTAAAATCAAATTGCATATCGTAATGTTGCAGAACGCAGTTCCTAATACTATACGACAATTGCAATTATTTGAAAATGCTGTTTATTATTTGAACACTATGTCGCAAGCTAATCCCCAAATGTTAAATGTTTTCCCTGTTGAATTTGCTGAAGCTAGTGCCGCAGCTACGGATTTCTTCTCAGAAGCAGCAGATATACTTCCCAAAATTGGGAAGAATTCGGATAATTTAAAGACATTTTTATCTTCCATTTCTACATTTGTTGAACAAAATGATTCGTTAGACGAAATTTTGGCCAAATCTGTAAGGAGTCTTGCAAAAGACTCTATGGTCTCTATTGGAGACCATGCCCTTCCCATCCTTTCATTGGTGGGATTTATGGCTTCTTCTGTTAATTTAATTTATTCATCTGATAAGCATAAATATTATTATTTTATCATAGCCACTTTATCTTTTTACGTCTTTAATAGAAAAGTTTTTAAAGAACTTTTTAAGAAGATCGTGATGATGATTATCCCTTATCTGGGTATAGTAGCACAAGGTGCTTCTGGAAGTCTCATGTCAGGAATGGCTATGATCCTTCTGGGTCTAGTAAATGACACACCTTCACTACCCTCATCCTGGGTGCCTGCACTACTTAATGTAGAGCGATTGAAAGGTGGTTTAACCGCCATCTTTACTTTACTTTTAGATTTAATCTTAGCCATTACACGTGGTATAGGTTTAGAATCTAAAATACCTAAGAACATCAAATATTTCTTTTACAACAACGATGAAGTCGTTGATTATGTAACTGCGATAGATGAAGTTCAAGAACAAATAAGAACTAAACGTTTTAAGTTAAATCAAGATAATTACTTGATACTTCAAACATTAATTAAACGCGGTAATACGATATTGTTACACCTCCCAACGCAATCCAAAAGTGGGGGTGCTTATGGTATCGTGCGCGATCAATTATCTGTTCTTAAAAATTTAAGAGAAATATTCGCCGCATCTAATTTTGATTATGATGGGCGAAGAGTTGAACCAGTTTCTGTTCTCTTTGCGGGTCCACCTAAAAATGGAAAAACAGAAGTAACAGATCATGTTATTGCTGCTATAATGTCTCGCATTTCAACAGAAGAAGAAATAGCTAATTTCTCTAAAAACTCAAGTAATTACATTTATGTTGTTCCTCCTGAAAATGATTTTTGGGATGGATACAAAAATCAAATGTTTACTTTATTTAATGATTTTCAACAGACAACTGATGTAGCCGGAACACCTGGTGAAGCTATAAAATTAATCAGAGCTAAGGATACAACTCCTTATATTCTGAATATGGCTCACTTGAATGATAAAGGTAATACTTTATTCAGTTCTCCAGTTATTGTTGCCACAACAAACGCATCGCGTTTTGTTTGCCCTAGTGTAATGGATATCGAAGCTTTGAATAGACGTTTCGATTTCGCTTATACGGCCGTTATTAAAGCAGAGTATTCAAACTCTTCGGCAATTTCGGATGATCCGTGGCACAGATCTATTGATTATACTAAATTACCCATTGGAAGAGATGGGGTAACATCTCTCCACCCAGAATATATGGATTTCTATCCTTATAATCTAAGAACAGGTTCCATTGTTGGAAGTTCCATTACGTTTGAAGAAGTTATTAATTTAATTGTAGAGCGTAAAGAAACTCACATTCAACGATTTAATCAAAAATCTAAAGAACTTTTAGATACTATGCATAAACATAAACCCAAGAAAATTTTTCTTCTACCCGACGATTTTAAGAAAAGCATTTTGGTGTCAGATGCTATATTTAATGTTCCCAAAGATTCTCCTGATGTTCATATGTCAGAATTAGAAACTCTGCTTGAACATACCGAACCGCAAGGCTTACTAGAAATTTTAAATAAGACAGTAGGTGATTATGTGCGTCCGGACTATAAATTTCATGTATTTATCCCAACTCCAATGGAGGAAGGAGGTACAATAGTAAAAATGCTCGACTATATGCGACGAAATCAGGATGAACCTGATACTAAAACATTAGTTAAATTCTGTAAAGATTTAAATACTAAAGTTATAGAGGTTGTAGGATATAGTCTAGTAGACATAACGTCTGCTTTGAATATAGTTCATATGCAACGAGGTGATGGAGTATTTGAGAAGATTATTAAAGAAGAACTCTATGTTGAAGATATATTTATTTCTCAGGAATTTATTGAACATTTTCAACCATATGTTTTCGATATCTCTAATAATGCTGCTCAAAAACTTTCTCTAAACTATGAAGATTACTTTTCATGGTTTATGGATAAAGACAAAATGTTTTGGATCTCCAATTTCTTTGTGATACTAGGTTTGTGGAAATCAGTTTCGCCTCTTATAAAATTGGCAAATACTGTTACTCACTACTTTAATAATAAAGAAGATAATGTTGTATCAAGCACTGAATTAGATGTTGAAGCTCAATCTTTCCCTAATTTGAAACAAAAGACGAAAATGGTTAATAAACCTGTTGTCGCACAATCTTTTCCTAATTTAAAATCTAAGAAAAGTTTTGTTAATAAACCTGTTTCAACAGTACAACCCCAAATGGGCGCTGGTTATGATCCTAACGGTAATAACATTATAGAAAAGATAATAAGAAAGAATTATTACGTTTTAAAATATAAAAAGTCTGCAGAAACAGATTGGAAAATTTTAGGACATATTCTAGTTATAGCAGATAATATCGCTATAATGCCTATGCATTTCTACAATTTCTTCAAACAAGCTATTGCTATGGATACGGATCGTATGACTCGTGATTCATCAGTATTGCTTTTGAAATATTGTGACGGTACTTTTAAAGAGTCCGTCTATTTAGTTGCTTCTAATTTTGTTGATAATGTCGCTCAATGTGGCAAAATGGACCAGTGCGATCAAGTACTTGTTCAAATTTGCAACTCTAAATTTTTGACTCATGCAAATATTTTAGAGTATATTAGTGATAAAAAGGAAATTTCCAAATTACCCGCTTCTATACCTTATACCCTATTAGTTACAAATAATACTTTAGTTAAGGAACATTCAGGTGTAGCACGTTTAACTTCTCTGGCAGAAGTTGTGCATCCTGATTTTGAACCTTATTCTATAGATATGTGTTATTCTTATAATGTATCTACACAAAGTGGAGATTGCGGAGCTTTATTCACTGTTACTAATGCAAATTTTAAATCTAAGATTTTTGGTATGCATGTTGCAGGTAAACCGCAGGTCGGAATGGGTTTCTCAACGGCTTTTGTCCGAGAAGATATCCAAGAATGTCTAAAGTTTTTCGATTTTATTCAATCTGCTGTCCCACAATATAATGGAAGTATTTCTTTTCCACTTCCAACTTCTATGGAATTTATAGGAAATGCTCCAAAAGGTGTTTTTGCAGCTGGTGCAACAAAAATTTGTGAAAGTTCACTACATAATTGTTGGCCGTGTAAACAAATGGCGCCTTGTAATCTTACCACATCGGCGTTCTTATTAGCGCTAAATAAATATAATAAGCCACCTATTCAAATACAACCTAAGGTTATTGATAGAATTTCGCATAGTATGTTTGACTCTCTTCGGAGTTGTTCCCCTACTAAGCTTCTTCCAAGACTTTACTCATTTGAAGAGGCAGTTTATGGAATTCCTGGTACTGAATATTCTTCTATTAGTAGAAGCACTAGTGCTGGGTATCCTTTTGTTCATATGTCTAAGGGTGGAAAATCCATCAAAGAGATATATTTTGGAAAAGGTGAACCTTTCCGAATTACGAAAGAAGGGTATAAATTCCATGATCAAATTAAACTCAAAATAGATAAACTTATTCATAAAGAACGAGTTGAGTTCTATTTTGTTGATAATTTAAAAGATGAAAAGAAACCTATAGAAAAAGTTAACTTAAATAAAACAAGAATGTTTTCTGGAGTTAGTTTAGACCATTATCTTATTGTAAGAATGTACTTCGGTGCATTCATTCATTATTTAACGGTAAATAGGATTCATAATAGTATAGCTGTGGGAGTTAATCCCTACAGCACAGAATGGCATCACATTGCTACTAAGTTCAGTAGCAAAGTGGGAATTGATGATGCAGGATTCACAGCTGGAGATTTTTCCGGTTTTGATACTGCAGGTAAACGTGAAATATATATGTCTATTTGTGATCAAATAAACATATGGTATGGTGGAACAGAAGAAGACAGTACTGTTCGTAAAATGTTATTCCTTGAATTGTGTCAATCACGACACATTCGAGGAACTATGCTTTATGAATGGGAAATGTCTTTACCTTCTGGTCATCCATTAACGGTATATATAAATTCTTTGTACAACTTATTTTCTATTAGATATTGTTGGTGGAGAGCAAATCACAATTGCTTTTCTGCCTTATCTGAATTTGATAAATATGTGTACTTTATAGTTTATGGAGATGATTCTAATGGAGCTGTTTCAGTTTCTGTTAGAGAATTCTTCAACGAATACACTATTCAAGTGTATATGGCTGAGCTTGGTCTCACTTATACAAGTGATACTAAAGACTCTTTCGCAACGAAACATCGAAAGATACAAGATATAACTTTTCTAAAGAGAAGTTTTATATTTAATGATCTTGAGATGATCTTTGTTGCACCACTTAATTTAGAGGTTGTTTTATATGTTCCTCAGTGGACAAAGAAAGGTTTTATGGCACATCAAATAACATGTGACTCAGTTGATACTGCGTTGCGTGAGCTTGCCTTACATGGTAAGTGTGTCTTTGACAAATGGGCTCCGGTAATAATAGATGCTTCGGATGAACATCTTAATTATTACCCTAAGTGTACTGATTTCTATACTTTGTATGATTTAGTACGTAACTTAGAATTCTTCCTTTGAAGAATTCTTTGTTATCCAAACCTTATTTATTCCTGTACATATATATATACCCTTAAATTATTATAGACTTGCGGATAGACGTGTGACGAATGAGGAAAGACTCATAAACCCAAATAATATGAAAACAATGCAATTACAATTTAACGAAAAACCTGATCCTGAATTACAGTCACTCTCTGCTGTTAAATTCTTGCAAAAACTAAGAGACCAAAAATACGGAAAACGAAGGGACTCGGTGCTTAACAAACACTTCTTCAGAAAATTTTCCTCAACTACTTATGCTCAATCTTCTAATGATACCGCTGGTGTAACTGAAACTATTATTATTAACGACTCTGAGGCACTCAAAACTACAACTTTTGTGGATGCCAAGGAATCTAAAATGGCTACACTTACTTCTAGTTCTACATTAATGAATTATTTTCCTAAGACTCCATCTTCTACTATTGCAGATTTCTTAGCTAGGCCAACCCTGGCTTATGATGGAGATATTACTGCTGTAACAACTTTGGGTTTAGTAACAGCTATTGCAATGGATGCAGCTTTATTCTCTCCTATGTATGCTGATAAATTAAAGGGTATTTATGCTTTAAATTACACTACTGTAGTAACTTTAAAGATTAATGCTACTCGCTTTCAAGCGGGAACTCTTTTACTTGGATTCCGACCCTCCGGCGGAGCCACAGCTGTTCAAGCTGGTATTAGAAATAATATTAACTTGACTACTAAAAATCAATACTCTCAACTTCTTCATGTTAAAGCTGATTTTGCTACTGATTCATCAGTAACTCTCAGAATTCCTTGGATGTCTGCATATCAAATGCAAACTCTTGGAGCAACATCTACAGGAAGTCCTGGTGCTTTTGTTCTTTATTTGTACGCAGCATTGAATTTCTTAACAGGATCTAATTCTGTTCCGATTACAATGTACGTGCATTATGAGGATGTTAACTTATACGGAAGTGTCATTCCTCAAGGAAATATGGAGCTAGATGCAGTTCCACAAGCAGGAGGTACAATTTCACGAGTTAAGAAACGTGATATTCATACCTCCGAAATGTTGTCTGATAGACCCATTTCTACAGCTTTGGGAGTTATTGGGAAAGCCGGATCTGCTCTATCTGGTATTCCTTTGCTTTCAACCATTGCTGCTCCAGTAGGTTGGATTGCTGATGCATTATCTAATGCAGCTTATTTATGGGGTTATTCGAATCCTATATTAATAGAGCCACCTATGCGAGCTATTACAGCGTCAAATTTTAACATGTGTAATTTTGACTCCAAGCCTCCTTCGCAACCTTTATCTTTGAGTATTTCGAATAGTGTTTCAAAATTAACCAATTTTGCTTCTACTGATCAAGATGAAATGTCAATTGACTTTCTCAAAAGAAGATGGGGTTGGTATAGAACTTTTACTTGGACCACTGCTCAGACAGATGGTACTATTTTAACGAATCTTGATATGAGGCCTAACCAGTATTCAACCCCTGGTCTTACAGCTCTTACAAGATCTTTTACTCCACTCGGCTTCGTATCCTTATTAGGATTGAAGTGGACAGGTGGTTTAGAATTTAAATTTATTTTATCTAAAACAGCTTTCCACGCTGGTCGTTTAGCGTTTGTCTTCACGCCTTCAGTTGGTTATGCTAGTCCTTCTCCGACTTTAGCAAATATAGAATATGCTTTGAAAACAATTGTTGATATTTCAGATTGTAATGAGATAATTATTCATGTTCCATATACTGCAATACAACATTGGCTCAGCGTTGATTTAACTATGGGTAATCTCAATGTTCTTGTTATTGATCGCTTGATAGCACCTGGAGATGTTGGTACTTTTATAGATATCAATGTCGAAGTTAGAGGCGCGCCTGATTTCCAAATGGCAGTACCCTCCAATTTATCGAAACGTCCAGCAGTTGCACAAGCAGATATGTCTTTAGGTGATGAGGTTATTACACAAGCAGTTGGTGATAGTCAAATGGCACTTAAAAGTTATAATAGCAATGCAATGTGTATTGGAGAAACGTTTGAATCAGTTAAATGTTTATTAAACTCTTTTAAATCTTTCGGTCCACGTTTAACAATGACTAATATACTTGGATATTATATTACTCCTACAGCTTTATCATATATTGATGCTGATGGTGTTCAAGTGAATACGGATAGAGATTACTACGGAATGATATCTCTATGCTATTCTCTAGTTAGGGGGGGAACTGCTTTGGCATTACCCCATGTAGCATCTAACATTTTAGACTTAATGCAAGTCACTGCTGAATATGTAGAGACACCTATTGTAGGTACCTCTTCATCTTTTGCGTACAACGCTGGAACTTTTCAAAGTACAGCAAACGTCAGTCCTTCTGTTGTATTTAAGGAGACTGATCCCGTTCCCAACGTTTTATTACCACAATATTCTATCAACCCTTCCACGCCCGTTTCCGACAACCTTGTTGCAGCCAACGGACTTGTTACAAATAATGCTTTTAGAGGGCCAGCTGTTGTTGTGATGAAAAATTCCGCCGGAAACACTACCATGTTTCCACGAAGAGCCGCCGCTGATGATTTTCAGTTAGGAGGTTTCTTCACTATTCCTTTACTTAATTAGGAATATCAATATTTATTTTGGTGTATATATTTAATAATACATCAATGTATAGCGATTGAGATGTTTTGAAATTTACTCGATCAACGAAACTATCGTTATGTCAATGCCTTGGTAATTTTTACCTTGGCTTTGACTTTTTC